CCGTAAGACTCTACGTCTATCACTGTTTCAACAGCCAATTCATTTAAAGGGCCATTTGAATCTGCCTTACATATTAATCTTTGCCCTGCCGAAACTAAGTTTTGATCATCTCCTTCTAACTTAAGCCAAAATATATTTGGGTCTTGCCTGTCTGGATAAAACCGTGTAACATATACAATATTATAATTAGTTTTAGAAGGTTTTAGAACAAATTTATATCTTGTAGCCCATTCTGGAGGCTGGTTATTTATATCTATTTGTATAACATTCTTACTTATGCTTTTTGCAGCAGGAAAATGTGTAGCGCTATTTAATGAGGATATAGCTGGTGTGGCTCTACCATACTCGTCCATATAAACAATAGCGGCATCATAGTCTCTATTAGAATGTAAAGAGTTATTATTAGTGGTTGAGCCTACAGAAACAACAGAGTTTGTAGATATTCCTTTAAAATATGCAAATGCCTGAACTCCCGTTGTTGAAACAAACCTACACGCTATACAGGTTAAAGTAAAACCCTCTAATGTTCCAGGAGAATTTGTTACAAACAAGGACATTGGCTCTTGTGCGGTAGTACTCGTTATTCCTGATAAATCAAAAGTAAAGTCCTCAACAAATCCTTGTGCGATAGTAGGCGCTTGATTTACCATTATAGTATTAAACCTATCTGTTAAGCTATTCCCTGTGTTGGCTTGATTTATAGGTAGAAAGTTTGTTGTACCTATTGAGTTTTGAAATTCTGGCCCCGCAAACAATGCAGCAAAATTACTGTATTGAACTCCCGTGGTGTAAGATACTGTAATGTCAAATGTTGATCCCCCTAATGGTAAAAAACCTGTTGGAAAAGCTGGGTCTGATGTATCGCCATTTAAAAATCTTGCGCTAAAAGAATAAGTGGTTGTAAATACTGTGCCAGCAGGAATAGCTCCACCTGTAGCACTAAAAGGGTTATCTCCACTTTCAAGCAGATAATTATATATTGTATCGTTTTGCGTAAAAGCCTGTGGCGCTCCCGCTATATCATATGTAGTTATTTGAGAGTTTGATGTTTGAGTGGGCTTAGCTAATATAGTTCCTTGAATATCAATACTTTGTGGTTGTGCTACAAAATTTACAGATATAGGAGCTCCATCAGCTGTAGTAATATCTCTACCGTCTTCGTAGTTTCCGTATATCAATCTATTTCCTTGTACGGTTTGTGACTTAGCAATTAAAGGAACATTGTCATACTGCCTTAACAACTCGTCTTGACCCAACAATGTATATATTTTTTGAGCGCCAATAGCATAAACATAGACAGAATTATTAGGTATTCCTAAAGAAGTTTTGTTTAATTTTTCTACTAAGTAAATTGATGTGCTATTGCTTGCTTTGTATAATATATCTACACCAATTACCTCCGCAGAACCTGTGCTTACCTGCACTGATAATGAGTTAAACTTATTAAGCATACCCTTGTTTTCAAATGTGCTATAGTTTAATTGAAAGTTTCCAGGTTCAAATGCTGCTGTTGCAAATAAAGATGTTGCGCTGTATTGATTATCTTTATATTTATATCTATAAGCAAAACTTATAAAAACCTCTTCTATAAATGTTTCTTCTATTGCATTAGTATTAAATAAATTTACCTTTGGAGTAGGTAGCTCCCCGTCTTCAAATCCAGGTGGTTTTACAATAACGCTTATTTGATTTTCTGTAAATGCATTATTAGGCCCGTAGTCTCTTTTAACATTTATAAATCTTGGAGGATTTTTGTCGTCTGTAAAAAACAAAAGATCTTCCACCTTGTTAACACCTGTAATTAAATTTTTAGGATCAAAATTTAAAACATTAAAGCTAATTAAATGATATGTTAAAGAGTTTATAGCGGTATTAAAGGATACCACTAAATCAGCTACTCCTGTTGGTGAAACTGTATTAGCAGAATCATGAATAAACCAATATATGGTTTCATTAATTCCATCTGCATAAGTACCTATACAGGTTGCTGAAGAAGATAAATCTGTACCGCTTACTTGTAATGTAGTTAATTTGCTATTTCCTTTTGAGTTTTCTACTGCCCCAATCTCTGTGCTTTCCGTTGAACCTAAACGTACATTTAAAGCATCTACGTATTCCCCAGGGGGTATCAAGCGCTCGTCAACGCTTTTATTCATTTTTCCTTTTATAAAAGTGCTATTAATATCCATCTTATTTTATCCACTTAGCCTGACCTCTCATATTCATCAATAACCTACCTGGGTGGATATTGCTTAATCTTAATTTTGCATTTCTTAATAATGATGACTTATCTTTTCTCGCTCTATTTACTATGTATTCTTGAACCCCCATCTTACTATTTAATAATGAAAACCTAATGTATGCATATAAAAATTCTTCAAACATTTTGTTTACACTAATTTTAGAATCATCTCCGTTCATCATACCGTCAGAAACATATTCTAAAACAACTGACTTTCCAGACATAGAAGAATTAAAATATATAGCGCCTGATTCCTTGTTAATTGTAAAAGTAGGGTTTATGTTTGCTGTTTCTGTATTTAAACCAAAGCGACTACCAACTGCATAGTCAAAATACCACTCCCCATCACAACAATAACCCATTTGATTATTATAAGGGCCGCCTCCTAAATACAATTTTTGCATACCACCCTCTTGTCTTGATAAATCTACTAAAGAGTTTTCTGGTTTTAAAACATTACCCTCAACGTCAAATAAAATTTTTGCATCGTTATCTTGTAAATATGCTCCACTCCACATTGTTTGAATATTCTCTGTAAGGGGAAATAAAACTCCGCTTTCATACAAAGAAATTCTTACGTAATTAACATAATCTTGAGGAAGAACAAATCTTATTTGACTATCTAAGGTTAGTTGTAAGATTTTTATTTCTTTCATAGCATCATAGTTTAATTCCTGTATTCCTCTTTTTGCATGGAATATAACCTGATACCTTTCTATATTATTTAATATTTCATTATTACCCTGATACATTAACATAAAGTTAGACACTATATCTTCTAATGACGTATACTGATATGACCCCCAGTTTTTTTCTTGAGGACTGTTACCATTATTTTCGTAATATAAATAATCTGTAATGTACGCCATTTTATGTTTGTATTTGGTTGTTATTTACTTCTTCCGTTTGGCCAAACTGATACACATCTGCCTCTCTTATCTCTATACCAACATATTGACATATTTTAGCTATAAGACCTGGCTCATCTGATAAAGGTAATTCAAAATCTTGATGACCAGCTTGAGAAGGATTGTATAGTGGTGCGCTTCCTACTAAATCATAAGTCCACATTGGTGGCTTAGGATACCTAATGTATTGTGCTTTTATATCTCCAGCATTATTTATTTTAGTTGGATATACACTTACTGTGTTACCTCCTAAAACATAAGCTGGAAACTGTGTTGTTGGTGCGCTTAAAGTAGAACTTGTTAAGTAAAATATTTTTTTCTGACTTACCCTTTCTACTTCTGTTATATTATTAGCGTCATATATACTATAGCCTTCTGGCTGATTGGTAAATATATCAGACGATATGCTTAACACGCCTGGGTTTATTACACTTATAACAAAGGCCTGCTGTAAAGTACTTGTATTTATAACAATACTTTGTGGAGCTGGATAAGGAGGCGTAACGGATCCATTAGAAAAAGGTGGATTTGCTATACCATCTACCATTTGGTCTGCAACGTCTGCATCAGTCAATCCTGATGTTAATAGTGTAGGATAATAAAATAATTTATTTACTAAATAATAATCTGCTGGTAGTGAAAAGGTATTGTTACTTGCAGCTGTTTGAGCTAAAAATACTTCTACTGAAAATGAATCTATAACCTCTTCCAGGCCCTTAACTATATCAGCGTATCCTGTTCCTGATTGCCTTACGTTTTCTCTGTTTATATATTGATTATATTGATAAAAATAGTCCTCAAACATATCCATCTGCGCTTGTTGAGCGTATAGATTAAAGTCTTGAGGAGAAAGATATCCGTAATTATTTTTATTTATAATTCCTAATACCGTATTCCTAACATTATCGATCATAGACATAGAAAATACTTTTTAATTATCTACAAATATA